GACGCTCTTCCGATCTGATTGAATGATATGTATTGTATGATATGACACACATCATTCACGAAGAATGCCGAATTACTACACGAGACACGATATTACGGTGGACGAATACTGGATTGAAATGAAGAAACTTTACGTATATGAGAAAGATGAGACCGGTGAAGGATGGGTCTTTAGAAGACTAAATAATGGAACAAAAGGGAAGAGGATACAAAAACGCTGGGCGCCACATACTCTAGAACATTACTGGACTTTGAAGGGAGCAAGAGCATATGAAGATGATGTGAAGAAGTATCTTCAAGACACCCCTAATCCTCAATAAACCGACGGCCACCGCTCATTTCAGAAGGGTAAGTCTCAATCATAAACTTTTTCACAGCCCTAGCAGCCTCCTCTTCTGTATCAAATGCGCCGAGATTATGACTGAAAGTCTCTTTCGGATTATTATTAATCGTCGTGACGGCACAGGCAATAAACTTTTTCTCTTTTTTAGACCACCGGACACACCAGTATTTCGCGTTGTTTTTCATATTATTAGCGTTTACCCTTTGCGAACACCACCGAAGGTTCTTGTAGTTATTGTTACACCTATTTCGGTCAATATGGTCTATCACTCTGTTTAAGGGGTTAGTGTTCGGGATGAATACCATACCGACGAGACGGTGGACGAGCATAGAAATAAAGGCACGAGGGACAGCCAGTCTTGCTGGACGTCCGAAACCGGAACGCGGTCTTAATAAATTACCCGAGGCATCCATAGCCCGATGAAGCGCGACACACATATAACCGTGGGATGGTGATAAAGTCTGCGACATAATGCGATTTTGAAGCAGATTTAAAATCTCACCCTTACGATTGATGGCATAATTACCCTTACGAACGCCAAATCTCTCGTCAATTTCAACGAACTTCGTCATAAAATCCTCCTCTTCGGCGGCAACACCAGGCGATACGGTGACTTGATTACCCGCTATATCCGTCGCCACGGATGGCGTCTTCACGCGGAAGAATGCGTTAATGTGCGCTTGTGTGATACGGGTCATTTTTTATATCCTTCAATAGATAATTACCTTTAAATCGTTATTCGGTAATTATCTTTTTTTTCACCAACACCCCCAGCCACAACAAACACAAAAATCTCTCGGCGGGGGGGATTTACCCCGAGGTGTGGAGGGGACGGACGAGGGCGTAGATGGCGGAGTGATGCTGTCGCCATCATTATAAAGGAATTTCTCCTTTCTTTTATGTTCGCCCGAGTGGTAAGTCATCAATTTTACGTAGTAAATCATATAGGGATTTATGATTTCGTTTTATTTTGTTTTTCACGGCAGGATTTCTTGTATTCTAGCATTTCGGCCTCATCAGTATCAGACCATCTAGCGATGGCCCGGAGATGTTTTTCGCTGGCGAAGTGGCGGCGTAAAATCGCTGCGTGGACGGTGACATATCCTCCACAGTCGGCGCAGATTTGAGAATGCTGTTTTGAGAGCCTGGATGTTAATTCCGCGACTAGGGGTTCAATCCATTCGGCGTGGCGTTGATATCGTATATCTTTATATTTTGTTCCAGCGGTAGAAAATCCGTAGGGGTGTTGTTCGGGATAGTAATCACTCATTATATAAACATAAGATACTAATTTGTTTATATGATGGCGAAGCAAATTGACTATGACGATAATTTAGAAAACTTGCTTAAAGATGAAGCAGAAAAAGCCGAGAGTTTATCCATCCTCCACCGCCTCTCGCACGAGAAATACTCATTATATTCAAACGCGATTAATATCCCTGTGATTGTTTTATCAAGTGTGATAGGATTTACGACGGGTATTAAAATTGAGTATGAAGATATAAATATCGTCCTGGGTATTGCGTCGGTGTTTGTAGGGGTGATAAAATCGCTGGATAGTTATTTTCAACTGGCACAGCGGAGCGAACGGCATCGGCTCGTGAGCCTTCAATACGGGCAATTATGTCGGAAACTGGCCGTTGAACTGGCTTTAGAACGCGATGTCCGAGAGAATGCGAAGGATATGTTGACGATGATAAGAACTGATATAAAGAACCTAGAAGAAATCGCGCCTATCATACCCGATGATGTGATTGAGAAATACAAACTGAAATACCCGAAAGTTGATGGGGAGAATATCAAACGACCAGCCCTAACGAATGGCCTGACAGAGGTGGTGATAAACAAACCGGAGAATTATGTTGTAAAGGCGGATTTAGTATCGCGAAGTCGGAAGCAATCGCTAGACATCGTGGATATCCCTGTGGGTGATATAAAAGATGGTGTGTTTAGTGCTTGATGTAGATATTTTGCTGGGTGCTGACGCTGTGAGCCATACCATCCGCAATCTTCTTGTTTTTCTCCTGTGCTTCTAACAGATGGTCGGTAGCAAAAATCGTCCTTATCATCGCACAGCCGACTTTTTTAGGGGCGAAGACGCGATTTAAACAGCGGGTAATGGAATTGCCGACGTCAAAGGGGCGGCCAGAAACAAATAGGAGAAACGGGAATGTTTTGCCCTTTTTTAGGTCAATCCCCATCGTAGGAAGTTCGCCATCGGTTTTTCGGGAATTAATGTAAAACCAGAAAATCTCCATCACGTCTTCGGGGATTTCGGCTTCTTGAACGCCGAAGGACTTGAAGGTCTTGAACTTTTGAAAGATGAACTTATTTTCATCCAGAATGAGATAATTCACGCCATTATCCAGAGGCTCGGGGCGTTTTTGAGAGATTACCATTTCTAGGTAGTCCTGATTGCGCCGAGGGAGCATTTTCACATAGAGGGTGAGGACTACAAAGTGAAGGAGAAAAGTGTATTCGTATGACTGTTTTACGCCCCCTTGTATTTGTATGTGTTTGAAGATGGTATACATTTCATCCCATTTATCTATAATTTCATCCCACGTGACCCAGTTTTCCTTTTGTTTCACCGATTTTCTGCCTTGTGAAAGTGTATGTTCTCTCGCGACGCCAATCAATTTCTCGTGATATGCGTCTATTCTCTCGGCCATTTCGTCGTCGGGTATAGGATAAGTGAGTTTGAGCGCGGAATGAATGGATGTGTAATAAACCCGCTGTGTATTTTTTGAGTATTTTTCTAGTTTTTTTTCAATCTCCGGAAAAGGTAAGAGAAAGTGAAGATTATCAACAGGGTTTTCGTCGTTTAAAAGTTCAAGGTTTCGTAGGTAGCAGACCCTAGAAGTATCAGCGAGACCGTATTCGGCCATCTTCGCGGACAGTTCGTCCATAAAGGGGGTAGACTTGAAAGAGCGAGGCATAATGTATACGACGGTGATATACATTATACAAGTTTTCGTTCTATATCCGATTTAGATATTTACCCAGCGGATTAGAAATAACCGACACGGGGGACATAACTGCGAAAGCCGAGGGGGTTTCGTGCGGCGGCAATAGCAGCACCGGTATCATCAAGGGCGTTGATGGTGACGGTGGTGACGGCGGGAGGGCCGGCGGCAAAAACGGCAATACCCGAGAATTTTGCGCCGACTGTGGCGGCACCAGCGGCAGGGACGGCAGGGCCGACCGCCAGCCAGACTTCAAAGACACAGGCGTTCGCTTGAGCGGCAGAATTGACGGCCCCAGTAATGGGAAAGGCGATAGTTCCACCAGCACCGAGAGTTGCGGTTCCGAAAATAACATCGTAATTAGCAGGGGAGCCGAGACCACTATACTCCATAGACCCCCACGAATAACCAGCACCAGCACCGGCCTTGACGTCTAGTTGAGACACACCGAGAGAATTCAGAGACATATTCGGATTTGTTTTATGGTATTATTATTCTTTTGTTTTTATATATAATTTCGTATAAAAACAACCACAACGTAGTTTATATAGCAAATGAATATTGTAGCACAACCTAGCAATCCGGAGGCCAGCACCGTTTTTAATGAACCGCGTGGTAGTGCTAAATTGAAGAAAATCATAACCGAGCCGATGAGTGATGCGGATATTGAGGTGTATTTGCCACAGGCGAAGATATTGATGTTTCGTGAACTGAAAGGCTACCCGAATATACAAGCGATATTGAAGCGTCCGAGAGATTATTTTGTGCTGTTATACGAACACACGCCACAGAACGGTCACTGGGTGGCGGTTTTGCGGTATGGGAATACAATAGAGTTTTTCTGCCCTTATGGGACAAGCCCGTATTCACCGAACTCCTGTTTAGAGTGGAACACGCCAGAGCAGAATGCGGTGGTGGACGCGACACACAATTATCTAGAAGATATGTTAAATCAAGCGGAGAAGGATGGTTTCAAGGTGATATATAACAAGATGGATTTACAGAATAAGAATGGTAATGTGAATACGTGCGGAGCATTTGTAGTGTTTCGTATAATGTGCCTGATGGAGGATGATATGAACCTCTCGGAGTTTCAGAAAGGGATGAAGAAAATCCACGCGGCGACAGGATTGAATTATGATGAGATAGTTGCGGATGCGATAGAAATCCGTGAATAACCTTAAACTGAAAAACTCGCGCCGTTTGAAGCCAGAATAACGATGCGCTGGTCGTCGGTTCCGAACTGAACTACGGTTCCTTGAGCGTAGTTATTCCTAGCCCCTAGTGTGATGGTTTTCCAGTTATTCGCAGGGGCGGTGACGGAGACAAAAGGTAATGCGTCGGTGGTGGTAATAGAAACAGCGCCCGTTGTAGGGGAATATAACCAGTAATTCGTATTGCTGGGTGCTATATCAGGCTGAATAAAGAATACTGGGACAGAGGAGGTGAAGAAGCAATTTTGAAGGTTAGTAGCACCGTTTAAATCAATAAAGTCGGGGGTTGCTATTTTGTAGCAAAAATTATTACTACCGCTGTTATGACCGACTATAAAATCAAGAGTAGCGCCAGTTTCAGATAAAAATCCAGTAGCGACGGCTGGTAAAGCGGGTTGAGGGGAGATAAGTGAAGGTGTGACACCCATATTCGTCAAATCAAATTGATAGACGCGGTAGTCTGCTCCATCAAAATTACATCCGAAATAACAAGATGTCGGAGAATTTAATTCAATACCAGTATTAACGCCTGCGGGAGGGGTAAAGCCATTAATTAGGGATGTTGCTGGAAAGAATAGTGTATTATCGTGAAAAGCGAGAAAGGGGCAAGCATTACCGCCGATGACACTAAAAAGGCCACCGAATACAATTCGGTCATCCAGCACCCATATTTTTTTGACTTCATTATCAGCGTCTATGAAACTGTTCCAGCGATTTCCGACGGGCAAAATGGTTCCGTTTTGACAAAAAACGGCGGTTCTTGAGGCGGAGATTGCGGGGACGGATGGGGAGACGATTTGGCCGAATTTGCCACCTAGAATAAAAACAGGTTGCGATGCGGGGAGATAATATGTATTGGATTGTGCGTTGATAGTCGTCACTACACCATCTACACCGTAAAATCCGTTAGTATCAGACATATTAAGGGGAGTAATAACAGACGTGACAGCATCCACGCAAAGAAAGTTTAATACGGAACTTGGGTAAAAGTTTGTGCCACCATCATAACTATCACCCGTAGTTGCCGCAAACTGACCGCCGACCGCGACGGTATCGGGGTAAAGTGGTGAATTATACAGGACATTAATGAAATAGGTTGAATTAACGGGGAAAGCGATGTAGTTAAAAAAACCTGAACCGATGGCCGTGACGACATCATTTATACCTGCCCCGCACCTGATTTCGCACCTACCTTGGATGTGATTATAACCACCGACGATAACTTGGCTGATTGATGTTTTGAAAAGCATAGCGGTAATGGTAAAGTTAGGGGTGCTAACGGGGGTTAATTCGTTTGCGCCGTCTCCTGCTGAATTGATGAAGATAACTTGCTGGCCTTCACGCTGGATTTCTGATACGGGAAAAGTGTTGGTTGGTAAGGTTAGGACGGGTTGATAGGTGCTTCGGAACTCTTGGTCGGTGAAAGGGGTTGATAATCTACCGTAGTGTAATTCGTTTGTAATACCGAATACTCCTGTATTGGATGTGAGCGTCATCTGTGTATTTGCGGTAAACGATGATGACCCTGTTGTGTTGGTTTGAATAGTGCCACCAGCGTTGGCGGTTAAATTAATACCGCCCGCAAGTGCGGTTGCTTGAATACCGCCTGTTGATGCTGAAAGGCCGATGCCTTGAAAGGCGGAGAGACCCATCGCTCCGGCTGGCGCATTTACAGTAAAAGTTCCGTTTGAAGCCGTCATCGCGATATTTTGTTTTGAATTCACAGTTAAAGTCCCTGTTCCTGATGAAGGGACAGTAGAGATAGTCATATCGCCTGTTGTTGTGCGAATAGCATTCCCACCCATATCGAGGGTTTTTGAGAAGTTAATTTCGTTTTCTTGGCCGTTTAATTGTAAGAATGTAGAAACATTCCCACCGACAAAGCACGCCATCTCAATAGACCCATCTTCCGTCCCAGCCACCCCGTCCCTAATCGTATGACTAATACGAGTGTATTCCTGTTTAGCACCACCACTATCTTTTCCATATACAGATAAATTATGAAGGACATCACCAGCAGCAACAGCAGTCGGTTTATTTTTATACACTTCCAGCGCAACTGACCCAGTAGCGTTTGAGTTTGTAAGACGACACGAAGGGTTTGCCTGACCGCCTGCGGATGCCTGCTGAACGTGTAAACCACCAGCACCAGATACGACAACATTCGCATCCTGCCCTGCTAGGGGTGTTATACCGATTGTTCCAGTAGTAGAACTGATGATTTGGTTTCCGACATCTAACGTGGATGTTAGGGGTGATGCCAGATTGACGATAGGGGTGGTGGTTGGTGTGCCAGTAATACTGATATTCGTTCCAGCAGAAACACTCGTGACGGTTCCACTACCACCGCCACCAGCAGCGACCCACGCGGTTCCAGAGGAGCCACCCAGACTGGATAAGACCTGACCCGCGGTTCCAGGAGAATTAGATGTATCTAAAATACGCTGTGGTTTAAAAGGGCCATTCGTAGATACAGTTCCACTAATACAATTCAGTTCTATTCCACCACCACCGCTTCCACCTGGCACGGAGTTTTGTATAACTAAATTCCCTGTATTTTGTCTATTAATTCCGTCATAATTATAATTAGTAGGGACTATTCCATTTCCGCCCATTTGTATAGTAGCGGTATTATCAGTCAGGATATCATTAGAAGTCGTTCCAGTTATGTCTTGTGTTCCGAGCGCGAGGGTTGCTGTTAGGGGTGAGCGAAGACTGACAACAGGGGATACGGTAGTAGGAGATACGAGTATATTATTTCCACCCGTGACGGACACAACGCTTCCACCGCCGACGATTGTATCCACATAAAGTTTATTAGTGAGGTCGTCGGGGTCGGTAGGTGCGATAGGGGTCTTCGGACAATCGCTTCCGAAGAAGTTTGAACCGGTATACACGTTTGTTCCCGCCATCACAGCGGCATAGCCATTATTAGGGATACTTGCCATTTTTATATATATGAGAGGGGTTATGTTTTTATTATTAATTGTATGAGACAAGTGATTAATAATAAAAACAACAGAGAATTACATATATATAATAAAGATGGCGAGTGTTCCGAATAATGGTTATGCGGCCGTGATGGGTGGGACAAATGTGTATACTGGTTCAAATTTCTTCGGTTCCGATTGCCCGAAGACCCCTATTGTGCCGACTGACCCAGATGACCTTTGTAATAGGGCGTTTGTGTTAGGCTCTATACCCCCTATTCCACCGACCCCTCCTGTGACTGAATTTTCATATACAAATACGAGTAATGCGGTTGTGCCAGTCAATCTGCCGACGGCGGCGGGACAAAAATTAAATTTATTGGCGTCGGGGTTGGATGGTGGTGTTTGGTCGCAGTTGGGAATACCGCAAAGTGGCGCGGGAAATATAACAGCATTTACGGTGGCGTCTGATGGAAGTTATTGGTTTGGGACTACACAAGGAACCGCGTGTCTTATTTTGCGATGTGATGCGGCCCTTACAACTGTTTTAGGTATAGCGGGTGCCAGTTTCACTATTTTACCACAGAGTAATCCATTAATCACTTGTTTTTTTGAGTATGGAGGGTTTATGTTTGTGGGTGGGCGATTTGATACCCTTTTGTCGTTTAACCCTGGAGGTGGTGTAAACGTAGAAAATTATAATATTGGTAGATTTAATTTACCGTTTACGGGGTTTCCGAATGCGAACCAGTTATCAGGGGTAGGAGAAGGTGGAACAGGTGGTCCATATAGGGGGGTAGGTGGAATAGTCAATACGATTTTTATGTATGAATATGTGACGGGAGCGAATGCTCCTGCGTTAATTCTTGGAGGTCAGTTTCAAACCACATTACCGAACGCTTGGGATGGGCCGGGTGGAAATTTAAACAATCTAATTTTTCTGACGAATGCCCTTCTTGGGACAGGAAGTCAGTTTTGGTTAAATGGGAGTGGTGGGTTTTCGGTAATTGGTGGTGTCGTCAATACTATTTTCGGTGTTGCTGATGATACTGCGGAGGTATATGTTGGTGGTTCATTTACATCGGTAGGTCGTCCGCCACAAACAAATATACCCTATCTAATGAAGATGAATTTTCTTTCAGGCACCATTTCGCCTGGGGGTAAAGCGCAACCGATACCGAATTTGAACGGTCCTATAACGGATATGTGTCCTTCAAGTCTGTATGGTGGGCGAATGTTAATAACTGGTGGATTTGATTTATCACCGTTCGGTGGTTCAACTGTGACGAGTTATTTTCAGTTCAATACAAGCACGGGTCAAGTGTTTCCGGCGGTTTCTAATTTTCCGCCAGGGTCCACAGGGGGTAAGGTGTTTTCAACAGGCGGGACTGATAGTGTATTATTTGGCACGTCAAATGTGGTTGCGTGGCAAAATGTAGCAGGAACATACTGGAATAAAACCGTAGCGAACGCCTTCGCAGGAACACCGCTGAACTCGTTTAGACAGCAAATAGGAGGGGGAGGCGGCCCTAATTTTTTCGCGACTTATAGTAGTCTTGGTAATTTACAAAAATACACGAGTGGGACGTTGCCAGCAGTCGCGACGTTTCAATTACCGTCTGCTCGGTTTAGGTCAGCCACTAATCCTAATAATGAATTCCGAAACGCGGTATTCTCAACATCAGCAGGGGCGCAGGTATTTTTATCTGGAGCAGAATTATACTGGTCTCCGGCGGGGGCGTTAACAACGGGATTAACCTTTACATAAAAAAAAGCGAACCACGGCGTCGCTGTTGCTTGGATACTTACTGTGCTTGTGTCTTGGGCTTTCTGGGGACGGGAACCTTGAAGACGACGATGGCGTCGCCGAGTGGCATTTTGGAAACCCATCCGAACTCTGAACGGAACGCACCGTCGCTGTTGGCGAATGTAGCGACCTCCATCTTGTAGGGGATACCCTTGTTGGCGACGGGCTTGAATAGCGGAGATGACTTGGTGTGAACGAGGACGGCGTAAATCTTCGCTTTTTCGGGGAGTTGGTCTTTGATGTTTTTTCTGATTTTGGTTTTGTCGCAATAGTAGGTGGCGTCGTAGAGTTCATCGGGGAACATAAGTGAGCCGACTTTGGCTCGGAGGGAGGTCTGGAATTCTTCGTAGGAGATAACGGTAGTGGTAGCCATATTGTCTGTCTGTCTGTCTGTGTG